ACTCCCGTGATCTTATTAGTATTCATGGCGAAATCTGCGCCTGCCTGACCGCTTAAATCTGCCATAACTTCCGCATAACTTCGGCCCTCGAGTCCAGCAGCAGTGAATTTAGCATAATCAAGATTTGCAGCATCAGCATCGTCTATCTGAACTACATTATTATCTGCTATACCCATGCTTACTGCTGCTACATTACCGCCTGTGAGCCTGCCCACCAAGCTTTGTTCGGTTACTGTTAATGCAACAGGCGTATTGTCTGATGTTGCAGCCAGTACGGTTTGAGCATCAAACAATTGATGCATGACGAACTCATAATTAGTTCCACCATTGCCTATGTTTACTTGGAATGTATCTGTACTGAAACCTAATTCACCCGCTGCCAGTGTGGGCAGAGATGCATGAAGGCCCCTTCTTATTTGTATTGTATTTGCCATAATTCATATCCTCTTTTGGTTGTTGTTAAAATGCTCCGCCGTCTACCGTGTCATTGGTTCCTATTATGTTGCCTGATGCTCCGTGTGTACTTGTTAATGCTGCATGTGTAGCTATATCCGTATCAATTTCTGATGAGATGTTTGCATATGTTTTGTTTCCGCCTGCATCGTAAAGAGTTTCAGATGTGTCTACTCTGCTATTATCATCAGTATCATACACGGCTTTTGTCATATCACCCGAACCTGCAGGACTTGACCACGTACCGTCATCTTTTAGATAGTTGCCTATGTTAGTTCCTTTTGGTGTTAGGCCGTGTCTGGTTGTATCAAAATCAAGGTCTGTATTATCATCCGGATCACCAAAATCATCTAATTTTATGAGTGGAATGTCCGTTATTGTTTTAGCAGTGACACCCAAAAACATTTTATAAGTTGAGTCTGTGGTGTTTTTGGTTGTAGCAGATGTCCCCTCCTGTGCTCTTACTATCGTTTTTGTGTCCCCAGTTCCCGCCGGACCAGTAACTCTTACAATCTCAACATTTGGATCATCAGCCGGATTAGGATAATTTGTACTGTCATACCAAGGCAGATTATACGCACCATCAACAACAGGATCAGGTAACAGCACCCCGTGCCCTGAACTGAGTACTATAGAAGTTGCACTGGCATCATAATCAGTAGAAACCGTTACAAAACCGAAATTATTAACAGGGTCCATTCAACAGGCCCCCAACTATTTACCACTTTTTGGTTTTGTCTTTCGTTTGGGTGGTAGATTTATTTTAGTTTCTGTTTTTTCTTCTTCTACGGGTTTCTTTTTAGATTCCTTTTTGGGTTCGGGTTGTTCTAAGATAGGATCTGGTTTTGTCACAAGCTTCTTTTCCTTTGCTTCGGCTTCTTCCAGAGCTTCACGTCTTTTTCGTCTTCTGGTTTTAAATTTCATGTGAAAAAAGTGAAACCGGTATTACCCGGCTTCGTGTTGTATTAGTTTCTATGCAAGTACGGCCGTAACCTGGTATATTGACATATTCAAACTTGAACTATTCAGATGCACCGGAGCAACCGACTGCCTGAAAACATCCATCTGATACATCCTTGCACCTAATGGTCCATCATCCCATTCACGGACTTTGACCGGACCGTTTCCAACTACTGCAGGCGCGCCGTTTGATGCACCGACTAAAATTGATTTAGCAGTCACATTGTCATTGACATAGATATCAAGCTCAAGGCCGGGCACTTTAGATGCGGATCCAGCTGCCTCTGATGGTACATACGCTGCAGTAGTCTCCATAAATTCGTTTTGGAGATACGCGGTGTACACGGCTGATGGCATCACCACGAAATCTGCCTTATATGGTCTACAACCAACAGCACCCGTAGCAAGATCAATCAGTGGGTTATTGGTTACGGTGTCCCATGCTCCGCCCGTTGCACTTGTCTGTGGTGATGTTTCGAATGCTGTCACAATCTTTTTATCCATCACATTAGCAAGCCGAATACCCGCTGAATTTGTCTGAAGTGATAGAGGATCGCCCGCTTTGCTCTTGTATGTTGCTTCATCAGATGATGCTACGTAGACCCTGTCCTTCTTTAGATCGAAGTCTACATTAGTGAATACAGAACCGTCAACTTCCTTGGATTCAAACTCACCGAGATCCTCGGCTACACCAGCCGATGTCATAACGGGTACTGTGGCCACTAGTTCGGGTACGTCGGTGCTTGCACAAAGTGGCAATAGATTAGTTGCCTCAAGCGCTGTAGTCAGTACACCCAATACTATATTTTTGGCATCGAGCGAACCACTTATATCATCTGTACTTATAATTCCAGTCATGTCAGTTCACCAGCCCCACAAATATTGTACCGGTTCCACCAGAAGCAAATGCCTCCATTGTAGTACCCACATTTTCGGATACTGTTGCGGGTGTATCTGCTGCAACAACTAGACCAGTTGCACCAGCCATAACAATTACACCCTTTGCGATTGCTGCCGCTGTTGCTGTTACTTCAACTTCTCCAAATATAACCGCTCTGAATTCGTCTGCTGCCGCTGCTGCTGCTTCTATAGCTACTGCAAATTTACCTGTAGCTGCATCACCCGATGGATCAAAATAAGTATCCGACTGCATGTCAACTACCTGTCCCTTTGCTACTGCTGCCCCTGCTACCAGCTTTATGATTATTGCGTTATCGCCTTTTACGTCTCCTGCTGCCATTTTAAGCACCTCTTGAGAAATCTACATTAGTGACACCAAGCTTGCTTATCTTGGCATTGAAATCTGCATCTATGGTTTTGCCCGGCACGTTTGCCTCATCAAAAGCAGTATTACCTGCTGGCATTGCCGCTACCATGGCCTTTCCATCGGTAATCATGTTTTCAATTACTGATGCACTCAGTTGCTTTATCTCTTGACCTCGTGTTTTAAGTCCAGCTGCATCAAGTTTACCGTCCTTCATGAAAGGAGCACTTAATACCTTAGAAGCCGTGACCATCTCAACATATTCAGTAGCAAGTTTATCACGCTTGATCTCATCAAGTGTTTCCTTGATAGTCTCCTTCTTGACTGCTGATAACATTGATTCAAGATCACCGTTCGGGGTCATCTGGGCCATTTGTGCCTCAAACTCTGCTTTCTGCGTTTCCAGTGACTCTGATAGTTTCTTATCAAATTCATCTTGACTGTACATTGTTGCCTCATCCTTTTCCTTAGTAGACGGCTCTTCGGTTGTGGTCGTCTCTGTTTTAGGTTCGGTCTTTGGTTCTTCGGTCTTTGGCTCAACTTCCTTTTTTGGTTCAGTCTTGCCAGCGTCTCCGTCATTCTCGGCCATATTATCACCTATTGTATTTTTATCGTGTTCTGATTGTAATTTGTTGTTTTTCACTGCTGCTGCCACAAGCTCAAACTTGCTGCCTTCATATGCTGGTTCGTTCGGCGGCATGACTAAAGATATTGAAAACGGAATGTATTTATACACCAAATAATTATCATCAAAATCATTACCAGGATAACCCGATATACTCCAATTACCATCACCAAACGGAAGCCATGTTCCGTCTTCAAATTTAGTAATTGCCGTTTTATCAGTTACCGCAGAACGGGCTTTAATCCAATCCCCGTCATGCCACATTTTTGTAACATAACCGATATCCGCCCAATGATCTGCATTATAATCACATTCGTGCGGATCTGGACTGTTACACACCCGCAGAGGTATACCTATACCATTCTCAATTATCTCATCAACAGCACTTGATTTAACACCCCACCCATTCAGGTTTTGGGCATCAACCTCTATCAAATTTCCTTCAATTTCAATTGCGTGTTCTGGAATCCCCTCTGTTCTTTCAGATGCAACTTTGAATTTATTGGAAGAATAGTTTATCAACTGCATGAACTAACTTATAACACTATAAGTATATAATAAAAAGTATATCGCTATGGGTAACGGTATTTACCAATCATATACACTTGTATACTCAATATCTCCATAAACACGGAAATTTTGAACATATACGACAATCCCGGCTGATGAAGTGTGTGTATATAATTGAATTAAATCACCGGCCGACCACCCCGATATATCTTCCGAGTATGTATTATATGTAGTACTGGAAGTAGATTGTTCAGTACCGACAGCCACACCGTTGCGGTATATTCTACCGTATACAGTTATGGCACCATTCGCAGATTTCAAATCAAATTTGATTCTAAACTCTGAATCGTTGCTATGCATGTCACCGGGTAGTGCACCAAATTCTTTTTCTTTGGTATACGGAACCAAACCGTGGTTTTCTTCTGTGTCGTCCGAACTTAATAAAACATCGCTTGCTGAATATATCAACCCAACTGGTTTAATGATAATTCTTTCGTCTTTTATGTGGCAATTCTCGATAGTGGTATGTGCAGGCGGAACTTCCACTATGGCAAGCAAGATATCGCCTGCTGGCAAGTCTGGTGGTAATGGTGTTGCGGATGCTGTTCCAACCAAATCCTGCGTATCCTGTACGGAGGTATCATAAAATACAATATCGAGCCTTGGTAATGTGGCGTGTGCTGTTGCTATTGTAACGGTATTTAATGATGTTTGTATATATGTTTCATTGTCAACGTAACACTGTCCGGGAGATGAATTAAGAACCATGTCAGGTGGAGTTCGTTCATATATCTCAAGTCCTTCAAGTACTCCGTTTCGTTTATATGCTTCAAGCCGGTTGTTAAGCTCAACATGGTACATTTTATCTCCGTTTTTAACGCTCATTGACATTCAAAATCACCAACTATAGACACTTTTGTGTTCAATATCGCCATAAACACGGAAATTTTGAACATATGGCCTTACACCCATAGCACCCGAATAAGTAAACAACTGTATCAAATCGCCTTCAGACCAACTGATTATATCCTCAGAGTATGTGGCATATGTAGCCGATATTGTCGTTCTTTCTGTCCCAACCGCAACACCGTTTCTATATATCTTAGCATATACATCATTACCAGCAGCACTGGTTTTTAAATCAAACTTTATTCTAAATTCTGAATCGTCACTGTGTAAGTTTAGTAGTATTGGGTCAAATTCTTTTTGTACTTCATATTCTTGACCGTATTTGTATTCCTCTGTATCATCTGAACTTAGCAGAACGTCGCTTGCTGTCGTATATATTCCAATCGGTTTAATAAAAATCCTTTCGTCTTCTATTTGTGTACTTGATATCGTTGTATCTGAAGCAGGAACACTAACCAATGCCAGAAGAAGATTGCCATCTGGTATATCTGGGGGCTGTGGTAATGTTCCTGCATCCCCTTCTGTTACTGCTGCTGCATCTGCCGATGTATCATAACAAACCAAGTCAATCCTAGCATAAGTAGCATGGGCGGTGCCAATTGTTACAGTTGTTGCTGCTGTTTCGGTGTATACTTCATTGTCAACATGACATTCCCCAGCAGCCACATCAAGAATCATGCTCGGCGTACCCTGAGCAGTAATGCCTAAACCAGTCATTACACCGTTCATCTCGTTAGATTCAATCATGCTGTTTTGTTCAACATGATATGTTTTATCACCACTTGAAAAATCCATAACCACGATATCACCAACTATAAACGCTCTTAAAGCCGGGGTCTCCCCTCACAATGAAATTGTTTGCATACACTGAATAGCTGGCGTTGGTTGTTCTTGTATATAATTGTATCAGATCACCAGCAGACCAACCGGATATAGTTTCATAGTATGGAACATAATTAGTGTTTACCGTGCTTTGCTCTGTTCCGACTGCTACGCCGTTGCGATATATACGACCGTATACAGTCACAAACCCGGCCTGTGATTTCAAAGTAAACATAATTGATAAAACCGAATCGTTGCTGAATATATCATCGGGTATTGGGTCAAATTCTTTTTCTTTTGTGTATGTTGTATTGTTGTGTAACTCTTCGCCATTCTCAGCCGTTATTTCATTACTACTATAAACATACACGAAACCAACCGGTCTTACTATTATTCTTTCGTCTGTTATTTGATCGCTTGAAATTGTCGTATCCAATGCAGGGACGCTAATCAATGCCAGTAATATATCACCCGTTGGTATATCAGGGGGTTGTGGTGTTGCTGCTGCTGTACCTGCTGTTGCTGCTGCCGCCCCGGCTGAAGTGTCGTAACACACAATGTCCAGCCGGGGTAGTGTGGCGTGTCCTGTTCCTATTACAACTGTAGTAGGTGATGATTCTACATACGTTTCGTTGTCAACATGGCATTGTCCTGCAGCCACATCAAGTGTTAAGCTCGGCGTTCCTTGAGCAGTAACATCAAGACCACTAAGCACCCCATTATCTTTTGCTGCATTGACCATATTATTTAACCTAGTGTGATAAAATACATCACCATTCGCAAAAGACATAGCCATTATTACACGTCCGACAATTCAATACTAATTTGGTATACTAACTCGAACGACGTGGTTTTGTTTATGGCGTTATGAACAAATCTATTCGCCATTGTACCGCCCGTCCCAGCATTGAAAGCAGAAACTTCTTTCAAGCTCTGCCCGTTTGCCTGTGCTGGTAATATTGACAAATGAAATACTACTTTTTTTGGGTTAGATTTTGTTTTGTAGCTTATTTCTGCCCTTTGGCTTCCGTATGGGTATACCTCGGCTCCTAGTGTGGTATCGCTTGCTGTTGGTGCTGTCGATGATGTACCTATCCCGATATAACACGGCCAAACCACGGTATTACCATACATAGCATCACGGATATAATTCAAAAACGCATCAACTATCATAATTCCACCTCCGGTTTTTCTTCTGGGAACCCGGCCCTTTGCCTTAATTCTCCTGACGTTATGTTGCCAGTCGCTTCCATTTCTATAAGATCCCTATGATTTACGTAAATTGTACCCAACGGTTCAGCGACTATTGATATGTTTTTCAAATCAAGACCATAATCAGGCAGATACGGAGCAACTACCTCATTCAACATTGTATCAAAAAACGTGTCCCTTAACGATTCCAAAGTAGAAAGTTCCTGTTTTGATACTTCACTGCCGGAATTTGTAAACTGTGATCCTACCCGCCCGGCTGATACATCCGATTGTAATAATGCTCTATCAATCTGTTTTTCTCTAAATTCTAAATATGTTACAATGTTTAGTCCTTGTTTTGTTTCGATCATCGAAGCGCTCATACCGGTGGATAATATATCCTCGTTCGCCTTGATTTTCTGTTGTGCTGCTGCCTCGCTTTTGAGGTATTCCCTTGATTCGGTTTCATTCATCATACCAGATTTCAGCAAATCTGCAATTATTGTATAATCTTTATGCATCCTACCCATTCCATATCGTTTTATGAACTCATCATAATAATAAGATGCGTTCATCATCGATTTTAAAGGAGTTTGTGCTTCCGGAATCATTGATGCACCGTATACACCAAATGTATTTCTGCCCAAGATGTCTATGAAATAATTAGCATCCGACCACAACCGGAATAAACCGACATCGTCCCGTTCATATACAATCTGGTTGTCCCCATCTTCATCATGAACAATTCGATCTATTTTCCCGTGAATCAACAAACCCGAATCTGTATCGCCTATAGTTTCTTTTTCGGTCAAAAACGTAAGATAGCTCATTGGCGAAATCTCGGGGACCGTAAGAGCACCATTAGTATCATACAACAACGTAACGACATTACCCATTTCAGGCAGTGACCGTGCTACGTTTTGTGATAGTGATTTAAATTTGATAAAATCCATTAATTCATCTAATGAATCTTGTTTGTTTTCATCGGTAACAAGCCGTATACCGTTAGTCATTTTTAGAGCAATGTTTATGAATGCTCTTGTTACTTGACCGGATATACCCCCCCTTGCTATCGTATAATATTCGTCAAATACATTGGTGGTATTAACCGAATACCTGCCATAATATTCAATGCCTGCGGTTTCTATATCCCTTTGATCTGGGTATCCCAATGTAGACGCAACAAGCATTTTAAGTGCGTTTGTTCTTTGATCTGGCACAACTGCTGCGTTTATAATTGGTTTTTGTATGTCTGTATGCTCTTTGTTGTACTTTTGTACGTATCGATGAACCTGATACTTACTTATATTAATACCTGTCTTATCTTTAATGGCTGCCGTTACTTGGTTTGCCGTTCTCCCTTCAGCAGTCAAACTTAATACGGTTGAACCCATTAATTCCCGGTCAATTTTAGAATTGCGAGACATGATTAATCCAACTCCTCATATTCTCCGATTCTGACACCGCTTGAGCCAACTATAATTGATTGTGGTATTCTTGCAGACGCATTATCTGAAACATAATCATCTATTTTATCAAGTGCACTTTTTCTGTATGCTTCTGCCTGCGACCCATTGCCCCAATCAGACCTTGAATAATCTTCAGTTTTGAAATCTGATACTGGATTAAGTGCGCCTGGCTGCATGGCGATCATGGCAGATGTCAGTAATTCAACAGCAGTATCAAGGGTTACGCTTGTTGCTGGGGCGGTTGTGCCTTTTTTAGATAGAATTTCATCGAGTTCAGCTCTTGCTTTGACCAATTGTCTGTTTATTAAAGCAGAATCCGTACAACCACATAAATCTGTAACACCTTGTTCCGTCCCAAGCACCATTAACACACCGCCGTCATAATCATCATCGTTATCATATTTGATTTATATTATTTATATTTATTTAACTTCCGGAATACAGTAAAGATGGCGTACCTCTTAAATCACCTATCTTATCAGTACCAAGCGAACTATAACCTACATAAAAAGTATTGTTTGGGGTTCTTGAATATATTTCGTAAGTGTCTGTAACCCCACACTTCTCATTAAAATCAATTATATTAGCAACCACTGCAAGTTTGAGAGTTATCTTTTCTTCTAATCGTTTTATCCTAGATTCCATGTCCTTGATATAATATTTCAATCCTAACTTCATTCTTCTTTCAACTCCAATTTATTTATGAGAAATGGTTTTTTCAACTGTAACGTTGAATTCATAACCTTCATGTCGGTATTAATCGTAATCCCTGATGTTGTAAGCGTTAATGTAACAACGTCTCCGACTGTTACGGTATCATCATGAATAGAAACATTGGCCATTCTTTTTGGATCACCATTGAGCATGGAGTAGCTTTTTTGTGCTGCCAGTGTTGGGTCTTCAATTAGTTGGTCAACAAATATGTCTGTATACAATCCGTATTTATCATATGAATTCACATCATTTGATACCGAGGCAACCCTGAATGGGAAATGTGTAATATAATGAATCCTGTTCGGAGGATCGGCGGCAACACCGATATCAACTCCCGCTGCTGTTGTTCCATACATATATATTGTATATGCCTTTCCGACACTCATATCAACAAAAGTATCGAAATTAAACTCTGTATACCCGCCGTCTGTGATATCGCTCTTGTATACTGTTTTTGTTCCGCCCGTAACAACGTCCGATGCAGAATCTTTGATTTTCATAATCAAATCTGATGTACTACCCGATACTAACTCAGTCCATATCCATATAGACGACAACAAACTGTTATCGGGTATAAATGATGTTGATTTTGATGACGTGTCGGTAACAGTGACAAAACCGTCCAGATCTTCGCCCGTTTGGTCTACTTGATCACCAAACCCACCGAAAACCATAGCACGGTTAATTGTTTTTTCGTATATAGTTAAGCGTGGGTTGTCACATAAATCAGTATCAGTGATCGTAGCAGACACAGCAGTGTCATACTGATCAAAGAAATGAATCTTTCTGTTTACATCAATGTACCACTCAAAACCAGCGTAATACGCGAGCTCTTTTATGACTGCGTTCAGTTGTACCCATGCAAACGTGGTCTTTTCTGATGTGTAATCGCTTGTTTCGATGTAAGTATAATCGTTATCAATGTCAGCCAATTCCAATATTGATTTTCCGGTAGAATAATCAACAGTTTCAAGAACAATCTCGAGTATATCAGATATTTCCTTTTCTTCTTCGATGATACAGAACACATAGATGTTATCTAGTCTGTATCCTGTGTCTTCGCCTGATATCTCTATTCTTCCATTTATAAGGTCATCATCAAGGGTATACACTGCTTCGGTTATGATTCCTGTTAATCGTTTTGTATTATATCCACCCATGCCTAAATAAATTTCAATCTCACAACCAAATTCAATGAAATCATAATCATCATCGTAATTTGCAAGTACACCGCTGAAAGTATCAGATGCATAAGACATTGATAAGTTTACTGATAAATCTTCTATGTGTTCCGTGATTGCATGAACATCACCGTCATTATCTGTAATCATCAACACGGCCGACACTAGGTTAATATTGGTCCCAGATGGATTTTTATATAAATAATTTGCCTCACTTGCATTCAAACCACGATTATAAATCCTAATTTCGTCTACTCGACCATTGAAAAACTCACCACCCGCATATTTTCCAACATACGTATTTTGTATATGCTGGTTGAATGATGTTAAACTCGCAGTTGTTGCGTCTTGGACACCATTAATATACATCCTAATTGTATCATCGGTTCCAAGCACAAACGCCACGTGTGTCCACATTGTTGTAAGTGATGTTGTTGATGCAATGTGCGGGCTTACATCACCATCCACACTATACCATACTTCCAATTTATCATCATTAACCTGAAAAATATAACAGCGTTCGCCTGATGCTGATGTCCATTTTCCTACAATTGTTTGATATCCAGACACTAAATCATCTAGTTTTATCCATGCTGATACTGTGATTTCATTTGATACATCTAATGACGAATCATTGCCACAATTAACGCATTCCTGAACACCATCTAAATTAAGACATTTCCCGCTTATCCCGTCTACCCAATTAGGGTCTGAAATGTAGTTAAGCTCACCCGTGTTTGAATATGGTGATAAATCTTTTGTATACGATGATCCTGAATCGTCATCAAGTGGTAAATATAATACTAATCCAGTATGAATATCTACACTCATGATACACACATCCTGCCTGCTATGTGATCCATGAGCGGTTTTATGATATCACAACAAGATGCTTTTCTCACATCTTTTGGACCGTATAACATAGAATCAGCATTACAACCACCGCCACAATATTCAAGATATCTACAACAAAAACATTCATCTGATAAGATCGCCTGGTTTTCTAAGAACGCTTTTCTTTTTTCACCATTCCATATTTCATTCCACGTTTGTTCGTTGACATTTCCTAATATATATTCAGGCGTGTCATCATCGATAACAAAAGATTCACATGGATAAACATCACCAAATGAATCTACACACACTACAAATTTATTACAATCAACATAACATCTTTTCTCAAACTGTTCACCGTCTAAGAAATTAACCATATCATCAAAAGGATCCACTTGTATTTTATTTTTATCTTCAAACCAATCATCAAATATTTTTATAAAGGCAGAGGTTGTTTCTTCTTGGAATGTATTAGGAGTAACTATATTAATTTTTATTTTTGGTAAAGCACATTTGAAGAAAGGATATATTTCATCTGCATGTAAGCAGGTATGTTTCGAGATGACACATATCACACCAAATCCTATATCTAATTCTCGCATTCTTGAAAACGATTTTATGATTTTTTCAAATGTTCCTTTGCCACATATTTTATCGGTGATAAATATATCACCGTCTAATGAGGTTGATATTGCATAATTGTGTTTTTTTATGAAGTTAAACCAATCTTCATTAGCAAGAGTCATATTAGAACATAACATTCTTTCAATATTACAATTGTTATACCCGAATCGTTCCTCTGCTGCTTCATAGAAACTTATTGGCATCATCATTGGTTCAGCAGCGTGCCATTCTATGTGTCCCATGTCCCCCTCTGCTTTATGAACACTTGAAACAAAATCTATGGCGTTATATAATGTTTTCATGGACATTTCGTTGTTGCCTTTTCTTGATATACAATAACTACAATTCAAATTACATTTATCGGTTGGGAGGATTGTAGTAATCACGTAAGAGACACCAACTTCCTATACAAATCTCTATCGTGTCTTTCTAATAATTGGTTAAGATCATTGACTCCGTATACGTTTCCAAAGTTATAAGTAATCTTGACGTGGCCAGGGTTTGAATCGGTCATGACCAGAGCCCCCTTTTTTGGTACTACGTATTCGCCTTTGTGGATGTCTGCATTCATGTCTTCCGTTACGGGTCCACCGTGTTGGAACTTAATTGCTCCTCTGTCGTACCCCGACACCTCATACAGTGAACACGACGCTCTATCATAATGACTTTGACTGTGTCCTCCACTGCTTTTGTCGTGTGGTGCTGATTTGTTATGAACGTCTGGGACGCCAGGTATATTGTTTATAGCTTTTATTATTTTTGATATTACCTTTTTAACCTCATCGTATGCCTTATCAACCGCCCCGGTAACAGATGACATTTTTGTTGATACCGTACTTGCAATTGAATCAAAAATAGATTTCGTGTTTGATTTCATATCATTCCATGCTGATTCCAAGTCGCTTGCCGCATCATTCACCGAACCAGATATTTCATCATAAATTTCACCAAAAGCATCCTCAACATAACCAGTTATTTTATCAAGTGCATCAGTGAAATAACCGGTTATTTTGTCCCATGCGTCTCCCACACAACCACTTATTTCACCAAGTACATCATTTATTTTATCATTGATCTCATCGAATTTGTCACGTACATAATCGGTTATGGTATCAAGTGCATCAGTGAATATACCAGATATTGTATCCCATGTATCAGTCACATAATCACTTATCTCATCAAGCACGTCACTTATCTTTTCGTTTATTTCATCAAATTTATCACGCACATAATCTCTTATCTCGTCAAGCTTGTCACTGAATATTTTTGTAACTGTGTCCCATATCTCTTTAACCTTCCCACTTATTTCATCGAGGGTATCCCTAATCTTGTCTCTAATTTCATCAAACTTATCACGTACGTAATCCCTTATTTCTTCAAGCTTATCACTAAATATTTGTGTTACGGTATTCCATATTTCATCCACTTTGTCTCTGATTTCATCAAGCCGATCACGTATCCAATCTCTTATATTGTTAAAAGTTTCAATTGTATTATCTTTTATTTCATTGTATTTATCAGTGAAAAACTGTACGATTGTCTCCAAAGTATTCGTGATAGCAGTAATTATCTTTTCCCCCCATTCGTCGATAATAACCATTATTCTGTCTTTGACTCTTCCTACAAATTCAACTATTCTATTCCATGCGCTTTCCCAATCCCCCTCAATGATATCAAGAACAACATTAATCGCTGTATTTATAAAATCCATTGCGGTTTCGATGTAGCCTTTGATCATATCCCACATGAATGTAACGATCGCCATTATCGTATCACCGTGTTTTGACCAAAATTCTTCGATTATACCAAAAAACCAAGTGACCTTTTCGACTATAATATCAACAATTCTCAATACTGTGTCTTTGATTCCAAACCAGTTTTGATCCCATGCAATAGCAAGCAAGGCGACTGCTGCTATAATAGCAAGAATTGGAGTTGTTATTAATGCTATTGCTACTGCTATAATACCCGCTGCCTTTGTAATCGTTGGGTGATCTGCAAAGAATTTGAAAACCGCCGCCATTGCTTCTGATAAAAAATTAAATGTATCAACAAGAACATTAACCACAGATTCGAGTGTTCCCATTGCAGTTTCACTGTTCGTGAAATCTTCATACAAATCAGATAATATAGTAATAACATGTCCTACTGCTTCTTTAACTGCATCAAAGCCGGGTTGTAGATCGTCTTTCAGTTTTTTAGCAAAGTCTATAACTTTTGGTAAAATGTCTGTTGCTACAACTGATGCGAATGCTTCTAGTTTTGGTATAAGTTCTATAAATTTTTCGACAAGTATTTTTACATATGGCGCCAGTTTTTCACCTATACTAATTGCAACACCAGATAGAGCATTCTTGAGTAATTGGAATGATGAATTTAATGTATTTGTTTTTGCTGCAAACTCTTCAGACAATGACGTGTTTTCTTCAAACCCTTTGGCTGAATTATCAAGATTGGTCTGTAATCCTTCAAGGTTTCCACCAAGACCATTAATGGCTTTTGCCCCAATTGCCCCAAACAATGTTGCTGCTACTTTTGAACGTTCTAGTGGGTCTTCTATTTTATTGAGTTTTTCAACTATCTGCATAATCATGCCCATTTGGTCTTTTGAAAATGCCTCTCTAAATGCTTCTTCGGTCATACCGAGAAAATCGGCTACTTCTCCAGTCTTTTTTCCCATAGCAGTAAACGCAGAATTAAGCCTTGTCCCGGCATCGGAGGCATCCATACCCATAGATATAAGCGTAGCACCCATAGCCATAGACTCAGTAGCAGAAAAACCCATCTGTTCAGCAGCAGCACCCAAACTCATAGCATAATCAGAGATTTGGCTTTCTGATGCAGCTGTGGTATTACCAAGAACGTTTATAGCAGACGCAAGATTGGAAGCTTGATCAATACCCAATCCATAGATGTTCGTAAGTTTTGCCATTACTGTGGCTGCTTTTTCTGCCGGGATGTCAAAAGCAACAGCAACTTCAGAGGCTGTTTTGGTAAATGCGAGTATGTCTTTTTTCCCTTGAATACCCAATTGCCCGGCAACAGCAGCAATATCAGCAAGTTCAGTATGGGCTACGGGTATTGTTTTTGCCATGTCTTTGATACCGTTGCCTAATTCAGCGAGAGCTTCACCGCTCATCCCCGTGGTCTTGGCTACCCCAGCCATACTTTCTTCAAAGCTACGGAAGGCATTAATTGAAGCAACAGCAGTCCCACCCAATGCAGCAAAACCAGCAGCAACACCGGCTATAGCAACGGTAACCGGGTTAACAGCAGCAACCATACCACTGAACTTTTTATTAATTCCTGCCAGTCCCTTTGATGCTTTGTCTTGCAGATCAACGACAATCTGCATCTTGGCTACATCAGTAATTGCTTTTCACGCTCCTTAGCTGCTTTGAATGCTGCTTGTGCTCGCTCTAAGTCTGCTTGGTTGGTATTCGTTCTGATGTTTTTATTTTTGTTTTCGTCAGGAGTGATGAAATACAACAACATGTCTATTTCATGCATATCCAAACTATCAATGTAATCCAGCTTATACCCGTAATTGTACGCTATATTAGCGGTTACGCTGTCGTAATAGCTGGGTTGGTAAAATCCTGGTTTGTGTGTGCACCGCCCGTGTTTGTTGTTTCGTCTTCTTCGCCTGTCTCACTCAACCCTTTGTTTGCCTCTGTGATGTACTCAATGAGCAAAAGATAATCGTCTTGCTCCAAATTGTCTATCTCTTTTGGCTCAACATTTGGAAATTCTCTTTTCAGTGTTTCTGTGAGCATCACATCAACAACCTGAATATTGTCTCCTTCGGATGCCTTGATCATGGCTTTTGTTCCACCAAAGTTCAAAGGTTTAACATCAAATGTAATACCATCCCTAAAGGAAGGGAGGGAGATTGAACTCCCTGCGTTTTCAGTCATTTTAGCACCTATACAGTTGTGGTCCATACCAATTCAAAGTCAACATCTGCATCCTGGACAACAAACGGCAAATCACATCTTACCAAAGTATCAGAATCTCCAACCGGGAAATTTCCACCTGTGAAGAAACAATTACTTAAAGTGGCCTGTGTATAATTGTTGTCTGCGTCTTCCACCCTGACAACTATATCAAATAGTGTAGGATCACCTGGAGTCATGGTTTTCACGCCGGTTATACCATCGAGTTTTATACTTGAATAACTAACTGTTCCTTTCTCAAGATTAGCCTCAACATCTACAAAATCAGTAGTTTTGAATTGTTGTGAACCATAAACTACCTGGTTTGCATCACCTACAGTCATTGCAGCAAAGTCTATTACTTCGGCTGCATATTCATCAGATGAATCCGTACCGTGTATTACAATACTCCCTGCTAATGTATCCACATCACCAACACCAAGCGTAGCCTGTACACTTGTAGTTATTGTTGGATCGTTGGTTATGGGTAATTCTTCTCTTACACCGGCATCGAGGTCTGTTGCGGCAAGAAGAACATAAGCGGCACTTGTAGTAAGTGTGTTCGAATCACCAACCACATAGGATAATAGTTCCGGGGTAATCAAAGTCTGTGTTATAGTTCCTGTATATTCCTGTTTACCGGGATACTTTTTATCAGCTTTCTTTCCAACCCGTGGATCATTAATTACATTTGTAGCAATGTCAAGATTGAACTCTACGACAGTCACAACAACAGAGTCTATTTGAACTTCGCCGTGCTTACCTGTGTAGTGAGTGGCAGTCATTTATATTCACCTATCATAATTTATCGCCTCATAAAATATATTCATTACAAACATTTATAAAACCAAATCTATATAAAATGAGATATGCGTGTCTACATAGCGAAGTATAGATATATATACATTGTACACATAATGTGTATATATGACTTTATTTGAAAGTGGTGAATTCAAGTCACATTCTGGAAAAACATTGCCCTTTAAAATCGATTGTGATTACCTGAATAATGATGATATAGATTGTATTGCTAAATATATCGCATCAAAATGTACTTTTGGTATGGTTATCGGTATCCCGTCAGGCGGTGATCGCCTGGCAGATGCACTTGAGCAACACGTAAAAACAGATGCACCATTCAACGTTCTAATAGTCGATGACGTTCTAACCACGGGAGCATCAATGGAATATGAAAAGGCTTCTATGTTAGGACACGTACACAAAGACGATATCATAGGATGGGTTATATTTGCCAGGGCCGAACCGGCACAGTGGATTAATTATATGTTCAAAACTTCGGAGGATAGATTTTAATGGTCGTTAGGTGCCCAATAATTGTTTCATGTTCTTCAAAAATACTTATAAAAGATGAAAGCTTAACCTTTAATGCTGATGGGAAAGCAACAGAAAGTTATGACGAAATAATCAGGCGTGGGATGAAAGAACTTAAAAAACAACGAACCAATAAAATAGATGTAAGCAAGCTGTGATAATATGGTTTCTATAAGAAAATTGGAAATTGAATCCGAAAAAACAATCCAAACCATCCTTCTTGATTTCATGTCAGGTCTTGATTATTCTGATTTTGATGATTCTTTTGATGCTGAAATGTATTATTTCAATCATATAGCAGAACCACCAATGAAAGAAAACGTTACAAAGGTATATAAAGAAGGGTATGGCAATGCAAACACACTTATGAAAAGATCGGCCCCGGTCGGCCTATTAAAATTAATTCCTCCAACAAAAACAGTTAAAGACGAAGTAGTGCCCGTCAAAGAGTTTGACATACGAACAATTACAAACAAACTTATGAATAAATTAAAGCTACTCACATATCATCAAAAAAGAGAAATTGCTGAAAGATTGGCATTACATTTTGAGGAACAATATACATATGATCAAATAGTTGATGATATGTCAAAATATTTTAAGTATGATACCAATGTAACATCTAGGTTCGCCAGGACAGCTACTAATCACGTATACAACCGGTCGCACCTACACAGGTATAGAGACATAGGAATTGTCCCGGGTACACAGTACGGGGCCCACATTGACAACAGAACGTCTGAGATATGTATAATGTTGAACGGTACTATATGGGCAATTAATGACCCTAATATCAAAGTTCCTCCTTCGCACTTCAACTGCTATGGCGGACATACAGTTATAAAAACGCTTGACGGCGATAAATACATAAAAGATGTCACAACACACGACTTCGTTTTGACACACAAATCAAGATTTAAACGTGTTACTGATACAATGTCACGCTACTCTGATGAACTGTTGGAGATAAAAACCCACAATAGAACAATTAAAGTTACTCCTAATCACCCTATATTAGTTAATAAATCCGGCATTGTGTTGTGGGTAAACGTGGGGGATTTAACTACTAATGACAAAATTGTAATTGTCGAGAGGCGGTTAGGGGGCAGAAACATGGAAACAGAACAAATTAAATCAATACATGTAATACCAAATCAAATGGTTTATAATTTATCAGTACTTGATGATGAAAGTTATGTTGCCAATTGCATAATTTCACATAATTGCAGATCTAGGCTAAAACCATATTTTGGTGGAATTCCGGGCGAAAGAGATTACAAAAAAGACTTCGATCCTGAATTCATAAAAGTGGCAGAAGAAACATTGAAAACATTCCATACTAAATACTGGGATATATAAAGGAGAAAACAAATATGAATAAAGAAATAATAACAGAAAATACATACGGGTGGATTGCACGCCGACTACCAAAACGATTAATATATTTTGCTACCATTGAATTGTGGGCAAAAACAACATCCGGTAAATATGGGAATACATTGGTGTGTGAATTAACTGTTGATGATGCGCTGCGTAGATATAATAAACTGATAGAACAGCAACACCACCAAATACCAAGAATATTTAGAAGACAATATACATCACTATAAAACACACTTTCTTTTTTATAAACTTTCTTTTTTAAGATAAAAATATATTTATACAGATTCCAAAATATATATGTATCTTCACTGATTAATAAGGATTTTGGAAGTGAAATATATATGAATAAAGTAAAGATATTTGGTATATTGGCTGTCCTGTTGTTTGTAGGAATAGCAGCGGGAGTTGTATATTCTGAATATAACAAGACAGCAGATGCAAAGATGACATTGCATCATGATAATAATAACGGATTTGAAA